CACGGTGACCGACCTCGTGTCGGGCACCACCAACGAGGTCACCAACAGCGGCTATGCGCGCAAGGTACTGACCGACGCGGACATCGTCGCGTTCGCGCCGGACGACGCGAACGACCGCGTCGACCTCGACATCCCCGACCAGACCTGGACGGGGGTGGCGGCGGGGGACGGGTGGAACGACCTGGTGGTGGCGTACGACAACGACACCACCGGCGGGACCGACGCGAACCTGGTGCCGCAGACGCAGCACGACTTCGTGGTGACGCCGGACGGGTCGGACATCACCGCGCAGATCGCGGCGGCCGGGTTCTACCGGGCGAGCTGATGGGCGCCGGGCGCACGCAGGCGGCGGGCCTGGAGATCCGGGTCGCGGCGAAGGGCTCGACCTTCGTCGGGAAGCAGATCACCGCCTGCGTGCGCGTCAACCCGCAGCTCGTCGTGCTCGAGCTCGCCGACGGGTCGCAGCTCCAGTTCCGCGCGACGGACGGGGAGCTCGAGGTCGGGGCGCATGTCGAGCCTGCCAACTGATGGCGTGCTCGAGCGGCTCGCCGGGGCGCTGGAGCGCATCGCAAACGGAGTAGAGAGCATGGCACAGAGCATCCGCACCATCGCGCTGCAGTTCACCGCGCGCCCGAACCAGAACCCGGTATGGACGCTGCCCGAGCGGCTCGTGTTCGAGGAGGGCACGCCGAAGACGGTGCTCGCGTCGCAGTTCGTGACCGACCCGGATCCGGAGTATCCCGGCGCGAAGCCGCTGGAGATCGACATCCTGTCGGCGAACGCACAGCTCGCCGCGATGGGGATCCAGGTCACCGACCTTGGGCGCGACGTTGAGATCCGATACGACGGGCGGACGATCGGCGCGACGCCCGAGGCACCGGTCAATCTCGACAACGCGCTCGTGCTCTCCGCGAGTGACGGCGTGCCGGATCAGAAGGTGTCGGTGGGCGGCGAGAGCAGCAACGGCTCGCTGGCGGGGGGGAAGTGACGATGCTCACGCCGCAGCAGCTCGCGACCCTCAAGACGGCGATCGACGCCGATCCGGTACTCGCCGCGAAGCCGCTCAACTCGGACGGGTACTTCGAGATCGCGCAGGCGCTGAACACCGAGCTTGCCTCGCCCGACTTCTGGGTGTGGAAGTCGCTCGTGTCGCAGGACGAGATCATGCAGAACGGGTTCGACTGGGTGCGCGTCGACAACCTCTCGGTCGGCAAGGCGCGGATCTGGGAGTGGATGTTCGACAACGCCGGCGCGACGATCAACCCGTCGAAGGCGAACGTGCGGGCGGGGATCGCGGAAGTGTGGAAGGGCACGGCGGCGGACAACGCGGTGCGGCAGGCGGTGTTCAATCATTGCCAGCGACTTGCGACGCGCGCGCAGAAGCTCTTCGCGACCGGTCCGGGGACGACGACGAGCGTGGACGGCGTCGGGCCGGCGACGATGGCGGTCGAGGCGATCACGATGGCCGACGTCGAGGCGGCGAGGGCGCTGCCGTGAGCGCCGAGCGAATCGAGCGCCTGGTGGCGCAATTCAATGGCGCGATCAAATACGCGCCCATGCTCGCCGATCATCCCGACTGGACCGACGAGCAATGCCTGGCGTTCGCGCGCGAGTGGGATGCGGTCGCACGGGCGAAGTACCTCGCCGGCGACCCGAAGTGGAACAACGGCATCCCCTACGGCCGCAACGTGTGGAAGGGGTGAACGTGCGCGCGCTGCTCGACCTCCTGCACCTGTGGCTGTGGTCGTATCTCGTTCGCCTCGGGCTGATCTTCCGGGCGGGCGACATCCTGCACGAGTGGGGGTCGAGCGCCGCCTACACGATCACGCTCACGGGTCTCGCGTCGTCGAGCACGAAGGTCGCCGGACGCGAGTCGACGGCGATCTCGCACACGACGGCGGATGCGCTCGACTATCTGGTCGGTGGGAAGATCACGACCGGGACGATGCCGACGGTCAACAAGACGATCGACGTGTGGGTGTACGCCTCGATCGACGACACGCCGACTTACCCGGACGTTTTCGACGGCACCGACTCGGCCGAGACGGTCACGAGCGAGAACGTGCGAAACAGCGCATTGAAGCTGCTTGCGAGCATGGTGGTCACCGCGACGAGCGATGTGTCCTATTGGTTCGGGCCGACCGGCATCGCGCAGCTATTCGGCGGGGCGCTGCCGAAGAATCACGGCCTGTTCGTCACCCACGACACGGCGGTCAACCTCAACGCGACGGCGAGCAATCACGCGCTGAGCTACACGCCGGTCTACGCGCGCTATACGTGATCGTGCTCTGGCATCGCGGAGGGCCGAAGCCGTGCAACGGGCCGGCGGTCGGCCTGCGTCGCGCGCAGACGTCGCGCTACGAGATCGCGGCGGATAACGCGCTCAAGCTCGACGGGAAGCCGCCTGCGCGCGGCGAGCCGATGCTTTGCGGGACGTGCGGGCGCGGCGTTCACCCGTTCTGGCTGAGGGCTGAGTAGTGGCCCACATCATTCTGCCAAGTCGCCGGCTGATTCAGCCTTCGGGGGCGGTGCAGCTTCGGCCGGAGTTCGAGAAGGCCGCGGTTTGGTTGTTCAATGGGCATTACAGCAGTCCGCAAGCGGTCACATCATTGGGGGTGGTGCGCTACACCGCACCCAAGAGTGGCAGCGACGCGATTCATCAGGTCGGGAGCGCCGGGAAATTCGGCCTGCGCGGGACGACAGCCGCCGGGACGGGCTACGACCTAATCGACATTAAGAACTACCTGTGGCCTGCGACCAAGCTCGCGATCGTAGCCGTCGTGACGCCGAAGATCGACGGCAACACGCAGTCGATTTTCCATGCGCAAGACCCCTATTACGGCGGTTATGGGTATCACCTGACCCAACTCCCGACAACCGGGCAGATCAGACTGCGGCACGGCAATTCAGCCTGGTACTACGACCTTGACGCGACCGGGTTTGTCGACGGCACTACGACAGCAGTCTGCGGGTGGTTCAATCACCCGGGAGGGTCCGGTGTCTATGACAAGGTGATCTATCAAGATGGCCGGATCGCGGGCGAGCAGCGAGCAGCCGGCCCAACCGCGGGAATGACTTATTCGTCTGACAGGGCGGCCCCGGTGTTGCTGGCGGGCAAATACGACATGAGCCTGCGTCACGCCTATGCCGGGGTGGCGCACCTCGTGGCGGTCTTTCCCTACGCAATCCCCGAGGTGCAGGCGCGCGACCTCACGCTCGCCCCGTATCAGATTTTCCAGCCGAATAAGAGGCGGCTCTACTTCTTCGCCCCGTCCGCCGCCGGCCAGACCATCACGGTCAACCAGGCCACCGAAACCGACCTCGCCCAGGCGATCGCGCGCACGAAGGCGAATACCCTAGCCCAGGCGCTCGAGACCGACACGGCCCAGGCGATCACGCGCGCGAAGGCGAAGACCCTCGGCCAGGCGACCGAGACCGACACCGCGCAGCCCGCCGCCCCGCGCAAGGTCCTCGCGATCGGCCAGGCCGCCGAGACCGACCTCGCGCAAGCCGTCACCGTCAGCGGCAACAAGATCATCGCCGTCGCCCAGGCGACCGAGACCGATGCCGCGCAGGCGCTCACCGGTGCGAAGCGCGCCGCGATCGCGCAGACGACCGAGACCGACACGGCGCAAGCGATCACCCGCGGCAAGGCACGCACGATCGGCCAGACGACGGAGACCGACGCCGCCCAGGCCGTCGCCCACGCGAAGACGAAGCTCCTCGGCCAGGCGACCGAGACCGACACCGCCCAGCCGATCGCCGCGAGCATCCCGAACCAGATCGGCCAGACGACCGAGACCGACCTCGCGCAGCCGCTCAGCGTCCGCAAAGCGAAAGCGCTCGGCCAGACGACCGAGACCGACATCGCCCAGGCGGTCACGAGCGCCAAGACCAAGGGCCTCGGCCTCGCGCTCGAGATCGACCTGAGCCAGCCGATCACCTGGGCGCCGAAGGTGCGCGTCATCGCCCAGGCGATCGAAACCGACGTCGCGCAGACGATCGTCGCCAGCCTGTCGAGCACGCAGCTTCCGCAGGGCAAGCGCTACATCGTCGGACCGCGCGTCGGTTACGTCGTCGGCGCGCGCAACAACTTCCGGGTGGACCAGTGAGGAAGAACGCGTGAGCCTCGGCCTCGCCCTGCAGGATCCGGACGAAACCGCGCCCTACCGCGAGGACTGGACCGACTATCTCTCGGGCGGCTCGATCGCGTCGAGCACCTGGTCGATCTCGCCCACCGGCCCCACGATCAGCGCGGAGGCGATCGCCGGCGCGATCACCTCCTGCAACCTCGCCGGCGTCGTCGAGGGCCGCATCTACCTCCTCACCAACCGCATGACGCCCACCGGCGGCCAGCCGGCGGAGCGCTCGATCACGATCCGCGGGGGCACGCGATGAGCACCGTGCCGATGCCGGTCCTCGCCACCCCGCCGGCGAAGCTCGCCGTCACGCTGGGCGAGCTCAAGAGCCACGCGCGCATCGACAACGACCTGCAGGACGCGAACCTCTACGCCTGGCTTCTCAGCGCGACTGAGGAGGCGCAGTTCGAGACCAGCCGGCAACTGATCAACGCGACCTACGACGAGACCTTCAACGCCTGGCCGTGCGCGGACGCCTGGGGCGACCGCGCCTTCCGGCTGCACTGGGCGCCGCTCGTGTCGATCGGCTCGGTCAAGTACCTCGACACCGCCGGCACGCAGCAGACGCTCGACCCGTCGAACTACCGCGCCGACCTGATCCGCGCGCCGGGGCGGGTCGTCTTCAAGCGCTCGGCGAGCCTCCCGAGCCTGTACGACGACTCGCAGACGATCGTCGTGCGCTACGTCGCCGGCTACGGCACCGAGATGCACGACGTGCCGGAGCCGATCCGGCAGTGGATCATCGTGCGCGTCGTCACCTCCGACGCCTTCCGCGAGGCCTTCACCGACCGCGCGGCGCACGAGCTGCCGGGGCGGTTCGTGGACGGCCTGCTCGACCGCTACCGGCTGGTGAGGGTGCTGTGATGGGGCCCGAGGTCGAGATCGTGCTCGCGGAGAGCGCCGCCGGCGTCCAGATCGCGCGCGGCGCGCAGGTGCGGCTCGACGGTGCGGCGCTGCCCGCGGTGCGCAACGTCAGCATCGCGTACGAGCCGCAGGGCCAGGCGCTCGTCACCGTCACGATCCTCGCCCGACGCGTGGCGATCCACTCCGGAGACAAGTCGTGATCGCCGCCGGCCAGCTTTCCGAGCGCATCACCCTGCAGCGGCCGGACGTTTCGAGCCGCGACGTGATGGGCGGCGAGGTCGTCGCCTGGACGAGCGTGGCGGAGGTGTGGGCGAAGGCGGTGCCGGCCACCGGCCGCGAGATCTTCCGCGCAGACCAGGTGCACGCGGAGAAGACGGTGTCCTTTGTCATCCGCCGGCGCACCGACGTGACCGCCGCCTGGCGCCTGCTTTGGCGCGGGGAGACCTACGACATCAAGCACGTCCTGCCGTCGGGGCACGGGCTGGAAGAGACCCTCGAGCTCGTCGGCATCACCGGGGTGCGCGATGGCTAGGGTGACGTACAGGGTGGAAGGTTTCAAGGACCTCGAGCGCGCCATCGACGAGCTCACCGAAGACCTCGCGCGTCGCGTGTTGCGCGGCTCGCTGCGCGATGCGGCGCAACTGATCGTCCGGGGAGCGCGCCAGCGTGTGCCGGTGCTCAAGAAGCCGGACAAGCGTCGCGTCCCCGGGTTGATCAAGCGAAACATCATCGTGCAGAACAGCAAGCTCGCGAAGCGCCAGGGCATGGTCGGCGTCTATGTCCGCGTGCGGCGGCTCACCAAGGGGGCGATCGCGGCCTTCAAGCAGGCTACCGGCAGGAAGGGGGCGGACAACCCCTTCGACCCGTACTACTGGTGGTGGCTCGAGTTCGGCACCAGGAAGATGCGCAAGTATCGCTACCTGTCCGGGGCGTTTGAGGCCGCGCGCGGGCAGGCGGTGAACATCATCGTCAAGAGCGTGGGCGATCGCATCGCCAAGGCGAACAGGCGAAAGCCATGAGTCCCGAGGAGCTCGTCTACTCGACGCTCGCCGGCGCCGCCGCGGTGACGGCGCTCGTGGGGGACCGCATCTATCCCGACGAGATCCCGCAGGAGCGGTCGCTGCCGGCGATCGTGATTCGGCTCGCGGGGTCGGAGCCGCGGTACACGCTGAACGATACCGCGGCGCCGACGCGACACATCGTACGGCTCGCATGCTGGCATCCCTCTCGCGTGGGCGCGAAGGCGGTCGGCGACGCCGCGCGAAGCGCGCTTCTCGCGCAGAAGATCATGGCCGTCGCGGGCGACGGTTTCACCGACCCGGAGACGGGGGAGGAGGCAGAACTCCTCGACGTCGAAGTCTGGCTCTAAACCTGAAAGGAGAACGGCGATGACTGCCGAAGTAGCACGCAACTCGAAGCTCGAAGTCCAGGCGACGATCGACACCGCGAAGACGATCACCGCCATCACCAAGGCGAACCCCGGCGTCGCGAGCAGCACCGCGCACGGCTTCTCGAACGGCGACGTCGTCGTGCTCGCGATCGAGGGCATGACCGAGCTCGACGGCCTGGTGGTGCGCGTGGCGAACGTGGCCGCGAACACCTTCGAGCTCGAGGGGATCGATACCACCAACTTCGGCACCTTCACCTCGGGCACCGCGAAGGAGGTCCTCACCTGGCTCACCGTCGCCGAGGCGACGCAGGTCAACTTCGGCGCCGGCCAGGCCGAGCAGCTCGAGAAGACGCGCCTCATCGACCGCACCAAGCGCTACGAGGCGGGCCTGCCCGACCAGCCGAACATCACCGTCAACCTCTTCAGCGACGTGACCGAATCCGCGCAGGTCGCGGTCGAGGGCTACGGGCGCGACGGCATCGCGGTCGCCTGGCGCTATACGAGGAAGAGCGGGAAGTTGAGCTACTTCGGCGGCACGCCCTCGACGGTGGGCGAGGACAACAACGTCGGCCAGCTCGTCACCGGCAGCTTCACGATCACGCAGAGCTCGCCGCGGCTCGCCCACTACGCGAGCTAGCCGATGGCGGACCTGACGGCGAAGATCGTCGCCGCGCGCCGCCGCTGGGTCGAGGTGCCCGGGCATCCCGGGTGGGGGTTCGAGATCCAGCGGCCGACGGAGTACGACCTGGCGGAGCTCCGCGCCCGTGGGGGCAAGGACAAGATCCTCAACATGGTCGCGCTGGTGAAGGCGCACGTCGTCGGCTGGCGCGGCCTCGCCGAGTCGGACCTGGTGCCGGGCGGCAGCGGGGATGCGCCGCCGTTCACCGCGGAGGTCTTCGCCGGGTTCATCGAGGACCGGCCGAAGCTCTGGGCGCCGCTCGCCCAGGCGATCTGGACCACGGTGCTGGAGCGCGAACGTGAGCTGGAGCAACTCCGGGGAAACTGACCGCGTTCCTCCGCGCGCAGGACGAGGCGGAAGCCGAGCGCGCCGAGGGACTGGACACCCCACCGCCGCAGCTCGCGCCCCAGGCGCGCATCGTCCGCGACGCCTGGCACCTGATGGGGGGGCTCGACTGGAACGCGCTGCCGCACGCGTGCGACGCGCTCGGGGTGCGCGACCCGGAGTGGCTGCTCGCCGGCCTGGTCACGATCCGCGACTGGTTCGCCGAGCGGGAGCGCGAACGCGAGCGCGAGCGCCAGAAGCTCCAGGGAAGGCGGTGACCGATGGCCTTTGAATCGCTCACGATCGACCTGAACGCGCGGCTCGCGAAGTTCGAGACCGAGCTGCGCAAGGTCGGCACGTCGGTCGAGCGCCACGCGAAACAGACGCAGCGCGCCTACCAGCAGGCCTTCGACGGCATGGAGGCCGCGGCGCGGCGCCTCGCCGGCGTGCTCGGGGTGGGGCTGACGATTGGCGGCCTCACCGCCTTCGCGCGCGAGTCGATCGGCGCGATCGCCGCGCTCGACGACCTGTCGGAGAAGACCGGCCTCACCGTGGAGATGCTGGACCAGCTCCAGCAGGTCGCCACGATCGGCGGGCACTCGCTCGACGACGTCGCCGGCCTCGCCTCGAAGTTCGCGAAGAATGTCGCCCTCGCCGCCGGCGGCAACAAGGAGCTGCTCAAGACCTTCGAGGAGCTGGGCATCTCGCAGGAGCAGCTCAAGCGCCAGTCCTTCGACGAGACCTTCCTGCAGTTCGCGCGCGCGGTCGGCACGGCGGAGAACCAGGTCAACGCGATCGCCCGGGCGCAGATCCTCGCCGGGAAGGCGGCCGCGGAGCAGATCCCGTTTTTCCGCGACCTCGCCGAGGAAGGCCTGCGCGGGGCCCGCGTCACCACCGAGCAGGCCGCCGCCGCGGAGAAGTTCGAGAAGAACATCAAGCGCCTCTCGCTCGCGGTCGACTCGCTCAAGATCGCGATCGGCAACGAGCTCGTCGAGCAGTTGAACCGCGTCGCCGACGCGATGATCGAGGCGGCGAAGCAGGGCGGCGTGCTGCACGGGGTGTGGCAGGGCCTGATCAGCTCGATGTCGGAGTCCTTCGGCTCGAAGGCGGCGAACGATCTCGGCCGGGTGGTCACGCAGCTCGAGGGGGC